GTAGTAAAGGCAGAATTCGCCGCGCCGGTAGCAGACTTTATAGGCACATTTGGTATGCCTAACTTGAGCAAACTCAAGATCATGTTGAACTTGCAAGAGTACAAAGAAAACGCAGTATTGCGATTGACCAAGAACACAACTGGAGAACCCGACGGTGTTGAGTTCCAGAATGCAACAGGGGACTTCAAAAACAGTTACAGATTCATGTCAGGTGCTTTGGTAAATGGCAAACTCAAGACTGTGACATTCAAAGGAGTTCCGTGGCATGTGGAGTTTACTCCAACTGTAGCGGCAATCGAGAATAGTAAACTGTTTTGGGGCCATGGGGTAAGACATTGTTTTCGACCTAAGTGATTTATTTATAAGAGTAAGAATTTTGATTTTTTACAAGTTGATTTTTTTATCTAGCAAATGATAAGTCGGTGATTGCTGAATCAACTTTTAATTGACCTTAATACATTAACATGATTAAATTAAATTGTCAAGGGGGGTTGTGACAGTTTAGAAATTGGACTAGTTTTTATTGTAATCTTGCTGTTCATATCCACTTACCACTCGATCATCCCATGCAGTTGGAATCATATTCCTTCTTGACCTGCTACGATTCAGTTTAGAAATTCTAAATTCTTCTGTGCCATCTTCACGTAAAAATCCATCAAGCTGACGAATCTCATTGAAAGTATGGGGAAATCGAAGTGCTCCTCGATGCATTCCTTCTAGATTGCGATAAGTCCTACTCATGTCACTCTCCTTTTTTTGTTTGTTTGATATTCATCCAAATCCAATCTTGATTTAAGTAATCCCAAAACGTAAGATATGAATTTTTTGTATCTGCTGAAAAATGAAATATCCATTTTTTGTATTGAAAATACAATTTAGAAAATCCATATTTAAATTCATCAAAAATAGTTATGTATTCTTGCATCAGTATTCTCCAGTTATACTCTGTAATTTGACGGTTTTAATTTCCTTTGCTTTATTTAGAAGTGAATCTAGATTGAGAATCATTTCGTCTAAATCATCTTTTATTGAATCATGCTTTAATGAGTCATGAATTCTATCAAATGCACCCATGGTTTGAATCGTTAGTTTTTTATTCATTTGTTTACCTCCGCAATAGGGACATCTCCATTAATAAAAACATTATCAATAGTCTGTTGAATATTTTGGTAATTACTTGATGTTGCCTTATCATAAATCGGACAAAACACCAATCCTTCTGGCTTTAGAAACTTATGTACCTCATGAGGAAGAAGTTCACCAGAATCGAGCCTAGATTGATCATCTGGATGAATGCGAAGAGTTCTTCCAGTATTCTGAAGAAGATCTACCAAATTCATTGAACGCATAAAATAAACAGCATCAAGACAACTGATGTTTACTCCTTCACCGAGAATGCTATAGTTTAAAACAATAAACTTTTTATCATCTTGCTTTCCCCATTCATTCAAAGTACGAAGAAAGTAATCTCGTTTAACTTTCTTCCCATTCACAACTGGTCCATATTGAGAAGTAATATGAAGAAGAGAATATCCACGTTCATTTAGCTGAGCTTCAAAATCAGTTTCAGTTAACATTGCCATCATGTTCTTGGTATTCTTCACAGATACCATTACTTTCTTGACATCATAATTATCAATCAAATGTAGTAGATTTTCACAATCACGTTCTGCAATGTTTTCTCCAGAAGTATTTGGTACCTCATGAGTAACAATACGTGGACGAAGAATGTATCCTTTCTTTACTAGCTCATTTGCAGATGCAACAGAAATAATTCCACCATAAACACTACCATCGTTCATGCCATGCTTTTTGGTGGTATTACTATACTTAACAGTAGCAGTATAGAAATAACAACGATCTGATTTCTCAGTAGCATCCTTTACATGAGGAAAGAATGAGGCTTTGGTACTATTATGTGCCTCATCCATTACATAGGTATTAATAGAGATTCCAGATTCTTGTACCTTGCACAATGAATTATAGACGCAGAAGATCAATTTGTGCTTATCTTTATGGATTTCGCTCCATTCTTTAATGTTTTTTGTACTTGTAGTACTATAATGTGATACCCTACCAGAATGAACATGAAGAACTTGAACATTTTTAATGTGATCAAGATAATCATTTGATAGTTGACACGCAAGACTAATTCTAGGTGCTACGACACAAATAGTTTGTGGAGTAGTGCTACTCTCAATAGAACGAAGAGCATCCATAATGCCTACAAGAGTTTTTCCCCCTCCGGTGGAAAAACAAATAATACCTTTGTTCTTAGAAGAAATAACTTCTAGTGCTTTTTCTTGATGTGTACGAAGTTTCATTTCAGTTGAGTTGATCTTGTAATCATAGGATAAAAAAAAGGATCTATACAGATCCTTATGCCAGTTAATAAAGTGTCTACTATATGTTCTATAAAGTTAATAGTTACTGGTGGCTTCAACGCTAACAAAGCTATTGTACACCATTTTCAGAACCTTGTCAACCCCCCCCTGTTAATGTACTTTGAATACTGGTCAAATAATACCTTTTCCATATACTCTGCTTCAATTTCATGATCTTGTTTGCTATATTCAAGATCATCAACTGATTTTCCTTTCCATAAATGTTTGTTTCCTTTGATTTTTAGATAACCTTTGCAGTGCTGATAGATATGTTGACACTCATGAAGAAGTGTGGTAACATAAGGTTCGTACTTGAGCCTATGATCAATTTCGATTATGAACTCTCTGGGTCTGTATGTAGATCCCAATACACCACAGTAACCTAATGCTCCTTCTTCCATTAGTTTTTTGTGTTCAACTATAATCTCAATTTTATATCTTGGAAGATAGTTTGCAACAAACCAGCAAATTACATCTTCACAGAGATTTTTCTTTCTGGATTTATCAATATCAAGAATAAGCATAATTTAAAATAAAATAAGTTAGTCGAGTTCCCCAATTGAGAAACGCAACAAAAGAAATCATAAAGATCAGTTTGTCAAAAGAAGTCATTTCAAAAAATAATATTGCCGATCCAATCTAACTGAATTCCATTTGGTCACAACTGAAAGTGGACACTTAAGAAAGTGGCACATAAAAAAAGAGTGAAAGCAATTTTCACTCTATAATGGATCAGTGGGGGAAAATATACGGTAATATATGGTTTATTTCTTTTTCTGTAGAAATCATTTTGGATAGAACATCTGGATCTATTAAATCTGGATGATACCACCAATCTTCAAATGGACATTTATCATTCGGTGACACATCATTTACGCATAATTTATACCCCATAGCAGTTAAAAATCTTCTAGATTTTGTTCTATATGAATTAGTCAAATCTACATAATGATCATGTTCATATGTAACCACAGCAAACTTATATTCTTCAAATGGAATAGAAGTTAATATTTCAAATGTTGTTTTTGATGGTTCACAATCAACCTGAAGATAGTCAAATACTTTTTGATCTGTATATTCAGACAATAACTTAGAATAATTTATGGTTGTTGCATCCTGACAAACAATTGGATTGTTTCTTTCTTGAGCAAACTCTTTACATAAATTCTCATCTATTTCAATTGATATTCCTTTCCAATCAAATTTTGTTTCTAGTAATGCAGTATTATTAATATAGAATGGTCTCTGTGCTCCAATTTCCAAGTACAATCCATTTCTTTTTCCATTTAACATACTCAATATAAACATATCCTGAAATACTTGAGAATAATTTTTATCTATGTTTTCTGCACCAGGAAATTTATGCCTTAATTTATTATATTTTTTTGGATTATATCTAAATGTATCTTCTGTCACATGGCAGCTACCCAGACGAGTAAGATTTTCCTGAACAGCACTATAATATGGCTCTACCAACTCATAGTTATTTTTAATCTGTTGAAACAATTCACGACTTTCATCTCCCTTTCCCCACCAATATGCAGATACTGCTTTTTCAAAGTAAAGACCATAAAAACCAGGATATCCAACATCAGTCGATAAATTTTCACATTCTTCCGAGAAAGTTATTCCCAAAGATGCTATTGTATATGCATCCTGCCATTGTTGTCTGATTTCATGAAACTTTGACAATAGAAAATATGCTTCTGGTCTCTTGGGTAAAAGACAGACTGCATGATTTAATAATGTCTTTGCTGTTGAGTCTCTCGTTCCTTGTTTTTCATAACAATGATGTGACCACAATAAAGATTCATATGTCAGATTTGATTCAGTTGATCTTTCTGAGCATCTAAGAAAATAAGAAAGAGCAGGGGCAGTGTGACCATGATTTATGTACCATAGTCCTAAATTAAAATTAAAAATTGCATTTTCTGGATCTTGACAATATGTAGTCAGTAGTTCCTCTATATCTGTTTTGGTCATATTTTTCCAGTAATTAAGTACTATGGTGTGAGCATTATAATGATTGTTCTTTTGTCCATCATTAATATCATCGTCATCTTCTTTTTTGAAAGTAGATTGAAAAGAAATATCTTCTACAAACAAAGGTACCGTATATACTTTACCCAACTCTGTAAATAAAATATTTTCAACCAAAGGCATTATATCGGTTTCAAGCTCTAATTTATATTCATTATCAATCAAATACTTATCAATAATTTTTTTAGCATACTCTCTAGTAATAATATATGCAGTTGCGCCCCAATCATTCCAATATCTTTCACGAAGATTATATGTATTAAAATCACTTCGAATTGTCAACAATTGAATACATTCTGCATCTTCTGGAATTTTTTCAATGAACTCTTCCCAAGTAAAGTCCCAATAATTTATTGTTTCCAAACTGAGATCATCTTCGCAAAAAAATCCATAAGACTCATCTGTAGATTCATACCATTTTTTGATTGCCTTGATATGAGATACTGCACATCCCTTTGTTCCATCGTTTAATTGATGTACATATTTCCCAATAATTATATCATTTGAGTCTGAAAATCTTTTTGATTGATATAAAATTACATCGACATTGTATTTTTTAAACTGATTGATTATATTCTGTTGTCTATCTTTACTCTCTTCTAATGTGACACAATATGGAGTAGGAAAGTTATCTAATTTATTCATTTCCCCAAACAAAATTAATAATTTCTTTTGATGGTATTTTTATTAGATAAGATGCATTATCTTGATATCCAAATGTAATTAGCATTTGATCTTTATATTCAGTCATACCAACTGCAAATTCAATCTCCGCTTCCATGAATGAGAATAATTCAGATACTTTTACAATATTCCAGCCATCATCCCATACTATAAATCTGTGTCTATATTTTGCATTCTTTCTTCCTGCCTCACTTTTGAATAAGTAAGTTTCATGTACTAATGCAAAATAATATCCATTAAATCTAATTACCTGAGATCCACCACGAAGATCACCACAGCCAATATCTTTATAATTTTTAAGTACTACTGTTTCGCACGTTCCCTTCTCTGGATTTGTCTTTACTACTTCTGTTCCATTTGACCACTTGACAAAATGATAAGGAAGATCAACAATTGGCATCCAATTTTTTTCACAATATGATACAATATTTCCTGGCGTGGGAATACGAAATCTACTGATTTCTTTATTATCTTCTATCTCTGATAATTCCATTCTTCCTTCGCCATTTGTTGTAGTATCTCTACGAACACCACAAGCAAACAATTTTCCATCCCAACGAACTAATCTTACATCTTCCAATCCAACAAATTCCCACAATGGAACCTTGTCTAGTTCTGAAGTGTCAATTCGAGTATAAGTTGTGATTCTCATGTCTTCATCAAGTTCACAAAGAACATTATTTGTTCTTAGATGCATGTCATTCTCTGGATGAATATAAACCAAAGGACCCCAATGATTTTCGTATGTACCCTTTTCCGAGTGGTAAAGTGTATAATTAATGTTTCTTAAATTAACTAAAAGTTTTCCGTCATCATTATAAATGGTGGCATTTGTAACAGATGGTCCTTGTAAGTCTTTTGAGTCAATTAGCAATGGGTGAATACTTCCACCTCGTTCTATAGCATATTTTGAAAAATTCATGTCAATTTTCTTGTATAAGTTCCCATTGGTATGTTTCTGCATTTAAAGTATATTCTGGTCCTGGACTACGCACAATAAAAGCATTTAAATCTTCACGATAATATAATCCAATTCCAGCTGGATTATTGGTAATTCTTCCATTCATTGAATATTCTTTTGCTCTATATTTTTCCGAATACTGTGCAACTAATAAATTATTAATGTCTTGGTCAACTGGCCATATTACACAATTGATAACAAGATTATCTTCATCTAAAATGGCATAAAATTTATCCATATTTTTTTATTAATTTTCTTTTATTTATTTGCTGACATTCCAAGATATTTTCTTTTGTCATATAGAAAATCTTTATGTGGACCATCTGCGTTTACATAATGCAGAAAAGATTGAAGATACCATTTCTGTGTGAATGGATCTCTCCAATGATATAAATCACAACCATGATATAAACATAAATCACCTGGATTTAATTTAATTTCAATTGCATTTGACATATCTTCATTTTTGCTAAAATAAATTGGATTAATTGGCTCTCCATCGGGAACTCCTAATGCCAAGGTTCCAGATAGTTCACATGAAGGTCGATCTCTATGTATTTTTAATTCATCTCCTTTTCCATATAATCTTGTATATGAATAAGTAGGTAACAATGAATATTCTGCGATCTCACTCAATTTAGCCGCAGATTCTCCAAGTATGGTATCCATCAAAGGATCTCCATAAAAACTATATGAATTTGGTGCCTGTGAATCTCCTATTTCCGATTGACCAGCATTAATTCTAGTAAAAAAATATTGTTGAATAAAGTTTAAAAAATCTCTATCCAAAAATCCACGAATTATTCTATAACCATCTTGTTTGAATGACATATTACCTCATTTAAATGCTGGACCATGAACCCAAGCAACTAAGGAATATCTTTCTCCTTTTGTTACTGGAGTTACTTCATGTAAAATATAAGAAGGAAATGTGGTGATCATTCCCTTTTCTTTTTTGATTGTGATTGGTTCACTCGAAGTAAACAAATTTAAGTCACCACCTTCATATTCTTCTGGATATGATAATTGAGTTACGATACTCAACTTTCTATTGTGTGGAATATTCCAACATAATGGATCTACATGTTTATTATAACATCCTTCTTCTTCCGAATTATAATAAGTAAACTGTAGCGTTTCAATCATAGTTAAATCAAAATTAAAATGTTCTTTATTGTTTTGATTTATTAAATGTTGTAATCTTTCATATATCCAACTAGTATGTTCATTTGGATGTATCCAAGAATTAAATGATCTACGATAATCAAGAAGATTTTCGGATGATCCAGTTAATGACCGATTCATTCCTAGTCTTCTACCAATGACTTTAATTCTCTCTATTTCTTCTTCGGTAAAAACTTGATTGTTCCAACAAAATTGCTCGTATTGATGTGAATTCAAATGCCAATATGGTCCCCAATTATTTTGAATCGGATCAGTAATTAAATCAAATGAATTTTTATTTGAAAAATATTTAGAAGTCATAATTTATATTAAAAAAATCAGAGATAGATTCGCAAGAATTGATCTGTTTGTATATTTCCATTTCCATATTAAAATATTTTTGAATATTTTCTTGCATCATATTAAAAATATCTTTCAACTGATTTGATGTAAAGGTGTAATATCCATTTACACATTTATAATTTATTGATGGTTGACTCTGTAATGTGTATAATGCGTTTAAACTTTTTAGGTCAGATTTTATAATTGCACCATTATAACTAATCGGAATTTCTTGAAATTTTTTTCTTTTTTCTGAAATTAATTGCTTTAATGTGTTCTTGTTTAGTTCTAAATTTTCAAGAGAAGATGTGTATTCTTTTATCTTCTCCGATTTTATACTAATCCATCCTATATTATGATGTCCAGCCCATTTTAAATCAGATAACTCATCATCCGATAGTCCAGATAACCCAGATATATTAGACCAATTTAAAGGTAGTTTTTGTATTTTGTCTATTGTTATTTTATTTTCCGTATCAACAAGAATATAGAAATCATTCAATTTCATCTGTTCCCTCGATTGCCTTTAAATTTTTTGCCTTGACTGCTTCTATTTCTTCTCTTTGTTCTGCTGATAGTTGCCATGGAGCAGACCCAACCCAATGAATACTTGGAGGCAATGAAGTATCCCAGCCTCTCCAAGTTGAAAAGTTTTGTTTAGGTCTCATTGCAATCTCTAGTCCAGTTGCAGCGGCAAGTTGTTCAATAACTTCTACTGCTTCGACTGGTTGCAATAAAAACCAAAGATTTGCATAGTCTCCACGAAGAGAAACTTCAACTATTCCGCCATTTGCGGTTCCAATTGTCAATGATCTTGCTCTTGATTTATTTTGTTCCAGTGATGCAAGTTCGTTTTCTTCGTAAATCTTATGAATTTTTTTACGAGTTCTAGATTCTTTTTTCTTTGTCATAATAATAGTATCATGGTTCTTTTATTTATTTGCTTTCCCAAGATATGGTAATAAATCCATCATCTCCAACTATAATTGGATAAGATTGACCTGGGGTTATTTTTATTCCAGTTGAAACTATAGAATTTGCTCTTGCACCTATTATTCCTTCGTTTGCGTTTCCATTTACTCCAGCATTTCCAGAATATCCATATCCGCCCCCACCGCCTCCTCCACCACAAGAAAATGAAAGAGTTGGATCATTTATATTATAATGTCCACCATTTCCACCTCTTGTTGCTCCATTTCCTCCAGTTCCTCCCAATTGAGTTAAATTTGTACTAGAATTTCCTGGATTTCCACCTTTGATTCCACCCATTCCACCATAACCAGAAGAATTTCCTCCACTGCCACCAATTCCATATACTCCCCCATTTCCCGCTGTTCCTGGATTTGCTGTTCCTTCGTTTCCCCCAACGCCTCCTGGAAATATTACACCAAATGCAGATGAACATTTTCCTGTGGTGCCTTTTGTTCCTGGGTTTCCTTGATTTGATGTTCCATGATTGCCAAAATTTCCACAGTTACCATGAGAACCTGAACTACTTATTTTGGTTGATTTGATTCCACCCAGCCCTCCATTTCCACCACCTGGAAATGATTTACCTGGACTTCCCGAATTAGTTAAATTTAAATCTTTGAAAGCTAATGTGGAGCCACCTCCACCGCCTCCACCGTGAGTTCCTGCTTGTCCAGGATTTCCTACTCCATAAACACCTGGATTTCCTGAAATTCCTGTTCCACCTCTTCCTTCTAATTTAATTTCAATTAATGAATTTGGAGCGATCCAAGTTCCAGATGTATTGAATGTTATAATATTTTTCAAAATTTATCTTGTATTCCAACTTATTGTAACGTATCCACCAGAGCCAACTACAATTGGATATGAAGTTGCTGGAGTAACTAATATTCCAAATGATGTTACTGTAGTTCCTGCGTTTCCTGGATTTCCAGAATTTGCTGTTCCTGGTGAACCCACATTTCCTGGAGCTCCGAATCCACCACCGCCACCTCCAGAGCCACCTCTTCCAGAATTTGGTGGAGATGTTGGGTTTCTATTTCCTCCTGTTCCACCAGAAGCGGCACCAATACCCCCAACTCCACCATTATAGCTAAAAGCACCATTTCTAGTTGAACCTGGATTTCCACCTATATTTCCGCCAGCGCCAGCAGGTAAAATTGTAGAAAATTGAGCTCCTCCACTTCCACCACCACCACCATTTCCTCTTGCCCCACCATTTCCTGCTGTTCCGGCATTTCCTGTACCCGAAACTCCACGAGTACCACCAGGAAAAGTAAATCCAAGTGCAGAAGTTGCTATTCCATCTGTTCCATTAACTCCATTCGCTGCTGCAACTAAAGTACCGGCATTTCCTGGATTTCCGGCGTTTCCAGCTCCACCCGAAAGTCCTGTTGATATGGCTTTTGAACCTCCCGCCCCACCACTTCCCCCACCTACAACTAAACCACCGGGAGATCCAGGATTATTTAGTGGAGCTGTACCAGAACCAAAACTAGCACCACCTCCACCGCCGCCTCCACCACCAGTTCCGGCATTTCCTGGATTTCCTACACCAGCAGTACCGGCATTTCCTGGATTTCCAGATCCACCTCTAGCTTGTAAATTTACTGTTAGTACTCTATTTGGACTTACCCAAGTTCCTGGTGCATTAAAAGTTATGCTACCACCAACTTGTTGTGTACCCGATTGAATTTTACCAGAAATATAAGACATTATTTTATTCCAGATAGAACCATCCTGTTATAATATATTTAGATTTATTTCCATGCACAACATTTCCTCGATGCGTATGTGTAAATCCAGCAGGCCAAATGATCATGGAATTTTCTTTTGGTGGTATTCTTACTCTTTGATATAAAAATTCGGTTTCTCCCGCATCATCAATATCATTAAGATATAAAGAATAAACTAAACATCTGGAACTAGATTCATGATTTCCTTGCTCACAATGCCAAACATGATAACCAGCTCCAGGATCTGTTTTTTGCATTTTGATCGAGGTACAACGCAAATCTAAATCTTTTAATATATCATACTCATTCACATAATCATTAAAACAAGATTGAAGTCCACTCATAAAAATATTAATAAAACTATTTCCATTAAAATCTGTTATTGAATGATTTCTCATATTTAAAAAATAATGATAATCTTCCTTTTTTGTCTTTGTGGTTCCTTCACCTATCTGCCTATTCATACATGAACCAGAAGATAGTAATCTTTCAAATTCAGAAATTACATGTGAACAAAAACCATCAGGATATACACCTTGGTACATCCCAATAAAATTATTATATTGTGCGTTCATAATCAGTAATTAAATTGTGCTATATTTCCGTACCAAGTTGTACCAGAATCAATGGTAAAAAATGTATATACGTCTGTTTTATTTGCTGCAGTTGTTCTAGTTGGAATAGTCCCACCTGGCCAAATGACAGATACTGGCCAGGTAATACTTCTTCCTGGTGTAGCATCATTTCTTAACATTAATGTAAATGCAACTGCTTGTGATGGAACATTAGTAATTGTAAATACTGCGTTTGAATTTAAAGTTGCAGTAATAAAATTACCATTTGCCAGGTTAATGTTAGAATTTACAGAAGTATTTCCTAATGCATTAATATATTCACTTGCCGCAATTGCATTGAATTTTAATGCACTGCCACTTGGACTTATTGTATTTGTTGTGCCGTTTATGTTTATAGCCATTTTTTTAATTATTTATGAAATTAGTTATTATTTAAAAGCTCTTTCAGTTCTTCTATTGTAATTCCAATTTTTTGTAATTTTTCTTCAATCGAAAATGAATCAGGAATATTTTCTTGGTAACCCCAACCACCATTCCATTTTATTGTATGTCCTGATTTGGGTTCTGGTGGTGCAATTTTAGTGAATGATTCAGATTGAAAATATGGATTTAAGTTAAAATATTCATCTAATGTATTGATATTATAATATAATCCTCTGTTGTCTTCTATTATATTCCATTTTTCTCCATCAAATATTTGAATTTGATTTTCTTGACATTCTGGTGGCTCAACATCAGTCGCATATGCCGGAATATGATATACCCCTGGTTCCAATGGAGATTCATCTGCATATGATGCTCCAGTATACGTGTTATATTCGGAATCGTAATTAAAAATTTTCATGAGATCAATATTTTATGCAATGTAAAAGAGCTATATTTCTTGGCCTTGTTTCTGTTCCACCATAATTATTCATGACAAAAGTAGTTCCTGGATATGCACCAGCTCCACCATATGGAACCTGAATACTACCAGAACTAGCATCAAATAAATTGTGTGCATCTACATTTGTGGTGTGTTTGTGTGATTCGACCGCATAACTTTGGGCAGATGCAAATACTCTTCCGATATCAACCCCCCTAGAATCATCCCAACCACGAATAAATTCACCTCTTAAATCTGGAACATTAAATGTAGTGCTGCCATTTCCAGATCCATATAAAGTACCAAGTCTAGCAAATAAATCGGAGTATGTTGATCTACTGATTGCTGCACCATTGCACTTAAGATATCCAGATGGTGCAGTTGAGGCGGCAAAAGTTAAAACAGTTCCTGGTGGTATTGATAGGTAGCCATTTGAATTATCTGTAATTGAAGATACACCAGTTATTGCATTTGTTGTTCCATTTATGTTTATATTTCCTACGGTAGATATGCCGGAAGAGTTTAAATTTCCATTAAATATATTTCCGGTAAAATTAGCTGCATTAAAAGTAGTTGCAGTCACAATACCACTGAGTACAGCCCCATTGTTTCCAAAGGTTACTGTACCAAGACCACTGGTTGTCTTTAATGTATCTACTCTAATTTCTGATGCCATTATACTTTTTCCATATATTTATATTTATTCATAATGTAATCCAACGTTCATTATTTAATGTCCAATTAGTTACTTGATGTATTCTATCTCTTACTGATTTTTGCGGAATCCATCCCATTTCTTTCATTTTATTTCCATCGAGAGCATATCGAAGATCGTGTCCAGGACGACTAGAATGAAAATCTACTAATTCATATTTAAGTTCTTTTCCTTGTGCATCTGCAATAATATGTGCAAGTTCAAGATTATTTAATTCTTCTGATCCAACAATATTAAATTTTGGACATTTTGCATTTCCCCAAGTTGGCTCAAATGCCCCCTTATAATTTAAAAGAAATAAAATTGCAGAAGAAACATCTTCAGCATGAATATAATGCCTTGATCCAGGAATAGTTCTTGTGCTATCGCTATGAATTGTTACCGTTTCTCCATCACGAATTCTACGAATGCACATTGGAATATATTTTTCTGGATGTTGCCGTTCACCAAATACATTCATTGTATGAGTAATATAAACTGGCAATCCATATGTGTTTTCATATGCAACCGCAAGTTCTTCTCCACCTGCCTTGGTTGCACTATATGGATTTGTGGAATTATAACGATCATTTTCTCTGTATTTGATTCCATTTGATGCAGGACCAAATACCTCATCAGTTCCAAAATAAATAAATCTTTCTAGATTATCTTGAGTTCTAGAATATTCCAAAATATTGCAAGTTGCAACCACATTATCCATTACAAATTCCATTGGATACTGTATACTACGATCAACGTGAGATCCAGCAGCAAGATGTAGAACATAATCTACTTTTCCAATTTCACTTTTAATCAAAGGATTAAGTTCTGCCTTTAAATCGTGATGAACAATTTTTACTCTTTTTCTGACTTCTGGATCAAATTGGATCATCAAATCGTGAAGTCGGTTTAAATTTCCACTATAATCTAGTCTATCTAAGGTTATAATTTCCCAATCTGTGTTTGATAAAATTTGTCCGATTAAATGATGTGCAATGAACCCTGCACCGCCGGTAATTAATGCTCTTTTCATAATTAGTATAATTTAATTTCTTTAAAAGTTGATTTTGTCAGTTCGTTAATTTCTTTTTTTATTTCTGCTCGTCTATCATTGGTTTTGTAGACAGAACGTGCAAGTTCAATGAATTCATCATCAAATTCTTTTAATTTTTCTTTTTCTCTAATTTGATCTTCAATTTTCCAAAGTCTTTCATTTACTTTTTTTAATTGAACTTCATATTCTAAAGTATATTGAGTAAGTGTTGATTTGATTTGATTTAATTCATCTAGTTCTTTATGTACATATTCATTGTCTGTAAGGAATGCTTTGATTTCAAGAATAGAAATTTTATCTAACAATTCCCCTACTGATATTGGAATTGTAATTTTCATAATACTCCTCTCACCTGTTCTTTAATATTATTAATTCTTTGGTTCCACCAAGAAGTAACAGATTGACTATCTATTGTAGTTCTGGTACACTCTATGTAGGCATCTTCCCAAGACTCGGCAAAAATCCAAGGTGGATTTTCTTCATATTTAAAAGTAGTTTCTATTTCATCTCTTGATCCAACTACAACAGGAATTGCTCCATTCATAGATGCTTCATATAATCGAAAGCAATCTAATGAAGAATTACCTCTTCCACAAGGAACAAATAAAGACTTTGAATAAATTTTACACATCAATTCTTTTGTGGTAGAGTTCCCAATAAAATGAGGATTCAATTTTTGAAAAGTTGATATCATATCACTTCGGTCAGATTTGATTTCTCCTAGAAAAGACCAGATCAGTTTTTTATTCTCAGAAAAAATTTTACAACCATTTGTATATCCCAAAGGAATGTGAATAGTATTTGATGTGTATGTATAATTTGGATGATGATATTGTCTTAAAAATAATTCACAATAATTTCCCAGTTCATTGAAACAGGATAAGTTTTCATCAATGAATTCATCAGATAAACAAATAATAATTTTTGGTTTAATTCTTTTTATTGTATTTTTGATATTCGAAAAACTATGAACCCTAGACGAAAATGCAAATACATCACAATTGAAATTAATAGTTTCAATTTCTGATGTTGAAATATAATTTACATTTCCTTCTGGTAAAATTTCATTTAATAAAAAATCAGTTTCCCATAATCCAGTTTCAATCACATAATTCATAAAGGATTGGATAAATCAAAATTATTTTGAATCAACTCGATAATATTTTTATTTTTAGATACTACACCAAGTCCAAAAGTATGAGTGAATGTGCATTTGGGGAGATCTATTTCATCAAAAAATTTCTTTACTCCATACTTATTTCCATTGAGTTCTTCCACGCAAGTATCGTGAAATAAAATAACTCCATCATCATTCACGAATTTACTCCAAGTTTCAAAATCATTTTTCACTGATTCATAAGAGTGATCTCCATCAATATGTAAAATATCAATTTTTTTATCCCAAGTTTTTGCCACATCATCAAAATATCCCTTAATAAAAGTTACATTATCTTTCAAGTGTAACTTTTCTTGTTTATGAAGAACTAAATTATAAATTGAATCGTCTCTGTGACCAGCATATGGATCACCCTCAAATGAATCAATTCCATATACGTGACCTATACGAGGCATAGCAAAACAGAAAGTAGAAAATCCCCAATCAACTCCAAGATCAACAGTAACTTTTGGTTTCAAATAAGAAACTAACCACTCAGCAAAACCACGATGTCCTTTCCAACAAGTATGAAGATCTTCTAGATTTGTTAAAAAGAGTTTGTCAATTGCTTGATGTCTTTCTGGTAATCTTAAAGTTTCTGGATTAAATCCAGTTGCAAATATAGTAATATTTGGATTATTTAAATTTTTAGAAAGTTCGGCAAGATATGAAAATGCCTGAGAAAGATAAGGTTCTCCCATATTCATTGCTTCACTTACTGCGTGAAAAGCATAATTTGCTCCTTTAGAAATATTTTGAAGTTGAATTAAGCAAATACTACAACGAATGAAAGCAATAATTCTAAATGCATCAAAATATGCCTTGGAGACATTCAAATATTCTTGACCAAATTCAAGTGCCTTTTGATGATTTCCCACATTAAAATAATGATTGAAAATAAACCAAATGTAGTACCAGTTTGTTGGATCTTTTTGGTATTCTCTCTCGCAGATATCAAAATAAAAAAGTTCTTTTGAGATTGATTTGTGAATTTTTTTGGTAATTTTAATTGTAGTATCTACAGAAGATTCTTGAGGAAATTCTTCCGTAGAAACAAAGATAGGCATTTCGTGAACTGCATTTACCCATTTATAATTTTTTGTTCTATGGAATCTTGTGTGAACTTCATTGGATTGTTGTGGTTCATCTTGACCATTATCATCAAATCTCAAATGT